TTGCGTCTGTTGCACTTGTTGATGCAGTTCCTGCGTCTAAAACAATGTACACATCGTTGCTTGAATCTGTGTTTTTAATAAACAAAAAGTTGACTTTATCACCAGTTGCAATAGCTGTAGGTGCTGTATCGTCATCTACGGCTGTGTAGTCAATAAAGTTACCAGCCATCAAGTCTGTGCTAGAGTTTGATACGCTAGTCAGCTTGTAATACCACTTGTCATTCGCATCTGCGGGTGTTATTGTCATGCTGCCAGATATAGTTTTGGCAATTTCATCAGGCAATACCGTTGCCTGTACGGTTACTGAGGCATCGTCCGCCATTTGTTAGTCTCCTTGCTTTAAAGTATATTATACATTGTTTATTCGGGTTTGTCAACTATCCTAGTGCTATAGCTAATGCAGTTGCACCAGCATCTGCGTCTGCTTGCGTAATTCCTGATGATGGTAAGTTAGTTAATTGTGAACCATCTACGGCTGGTAGTCTTGCGGAACCGTCAAGCACTACGACATTACTTGCAGATGTACCTGTATCTGCAACTGCTGCCGTTCCTAATCCAAGAGATGTTCGAACAGTTGCGCCTGTCTCAAGGACAAAGTTAGAACCATCGCCTACGATAAATCCACCGTCTGTGGTTGCTAATCCTGCTACGTCCTGTAATTGTGCATCAAGTCGTGCATTTGCAATCGTGCCAGATAGCTGGGCAGCATCGATAGTCTTGTTAGTCAGAGTCTGTGTAGCTGTTGTACCCACAATCTCCTGATTACCCCCTGCAGGTAACGTAAGTGTATTTGTTACACCAGCAGAGTGAGGCTGTGGTTGAACAGTTTGTGCGTGGGCGTTGCTAGATTCACAGTAGAATTTAACTTGAGAACGTGTGCCTGTGCCCGTACGAATATCCACAAGACCATCAGATATAGACACACCGCCTGTTGAACCGTCACCATCAAGATTTACAACACCAGTCCCGTTAGGTAAGATGTCAATATTACCGTTAGATGTAGATACAATGTCGTTACCGTTTACATCAAGGTCACCGCCAAGCTGTGGGGTTGTATCAGAAACAACATCACTAATACCGCCGCTAACACCCGCTACAAGATTACCAACGGTCATTTTGCGTAATGCCGTTGCATCGTTATCATACACTAAAACTAAGTCGTTGGTTGCGTCTACAGATGTTTCTGCAGTTTGGCCTGTGATGACGTTAGCGTTAACCATTGCAGTTTCAACAGCATTGTTTGCAATAGTCACTGCACCTGCACTACTGATAGTTACATCCCCGGATACTGCAACAGGGTTAAAGTTACTTCCATCAGCAACCATGATGTGACCAGAGGTGTTCGTACCCATAGTCAAATCATCGCCGGATATTGTTAGGTCACCTGCAATAGTTACATCTGCACCACTCATAGTGATGGCAGTTGTAGGAGTGCTACCGCTTTGAATAACTAGTTCGCCGGATGAGTTGTTTAGATTACCAAATGTTGTTCCGCCATCCTTTAATGTGATGTCACCGCCATCTGCATCCAGAACAATATCAGTTGTAGCATCAAGGGTGATAGCTGCACCTGAATCAATCTCAGCAATGATTGGAGTTGTGAGAGTTTTGTTGGTTAAAGTTTGCGAACCTGTCAGGGTCGTTACAGTGCTGTCAATAGCAAACGTAACAGCGTTGCCAGAACCGCTGGTATCAATACCTGTGCCACCAGTAAATGTAAGTGTTTCACTATCAAGGTCTATACTGAGTGCACCACCTGTATCTGCTTGGAAATCCAAGTCTTCAGCAGTAAGCTGAGTATCAACGTATGCTTTGATAGATTGCTGAGTAGCAAGGGCTGTGGCACTGTCGGAAGACATGTTGTCTTCATCAAGAATGTCAGTGATTGTTGTGGTGGGCAAAGCCAGTCCGTCAACGTTAGCCGTGCCATCCAAATGCAAATCTTTAAACTGTTTACTAGACGAACCCAAGTCTATATCGTTGTTCGTTGTCGGTTCGATTACACCGTCTTTTACAACAAACTGTTCAGTAGATACTCCTGACACATCAATGTTGAACTCAACTTGATTGTTACCATCATCTACTACGACCTTATTGAGAGGTGTGGCAATGCCGGGGTCACCAATCAAGCCAATGACCGGACCCTCTGCCGCCGTGCCATCATGCTTGTGACCTGTTGTGTTGTTAAACGCCGCTAAAACTTGATTGAATTCGTCATTGGAATGTGCGGCGGTGATAACGTCGCCATCTGTAAATGTCGATTGACGGGTATATCCTGCCATATTTTATCTCCTTCCACCCGGTGTAAATTCCAGTTGGTATCCTTTAATTGAAATGGGGTCGGCTCCGTCTGCGTCATCTAAACGAACCGAAACTGTAAACCCGCTACCCTCTATACTCTGTCTAACAATTGGTTCACCTGATGAACCGTATACGGCTGTGCCATATGTATTTGTTCCGTAAATAGCAGATGAGCCACCTATAGTAAGAGGATAAGCTGCAGGTTGGGGTATGCTTGTAGAACCAAAATCATATCTAATACGGAAGTCTGAATCCACTGGGCCTTCGTTATTATAGTTCCAGATAATTCTTTGCATCATCTTCCTGACGCCGACATCTCCCATAGTATATGCAGGGGACTCATACAAAGCTGATATGTTTGTACTGTTGAATGTTTTACCAGTTTCTTGCTTGTATACGTACCCGTCATATCCACCATGAATGACAGTTTCAACGCCGCTAATAAATCCAGATGCACAACATGCAGCTTTTATACCTACAATGTCCGCATATTCCCAGCCTACTCCGCCATCCACTCCTGCTTTAATTACGCCAATAATTCCTGCAGCGGCAGCTTCTGCCTGAGAGTCCCCCGGAAAAAACAAACGGTATTGACTTTTGCTTCTGATTACAAGGGATGATATTCTGTCAGTTGTAACATTGTCTAGGCGAGGCTGTATCTGTTTGGATATGGTGCCAAGTTCCACGTCCCCGATTCTTTCAGTACCAGCAATTGTTCGCAAACCGTCAGGGGCAAGGTACACGATATCACCAGATATCTCCTGTATGCTAAAACCGTCTACACAGCCAATCTTTCTGGTAACAGGGACTACTGCAAAATCAGATAGGCTTGAACCTGTTATTTTGAATATAGAATCTTCACAAAAAACGAACAAGTTTTCACGGAAGACTTTGATACCTACAATAACACCGTCTACCTTTATCGAACCCGCACCGTCTGCTGCACTGAAATTATCTTCATCAAACGGTACACTAAATATAAGTTCTTGAGGACTTGCAGACATGCCAGCGTAGAATGCGTGGCTTCTAAATATCTCTACAAACTTTGGGTCTGCAGGTCTGCCAGATGCACTTACGTCAGTTACTGTTGTGTTGTTGAACACTGACGCAAGATTGGCACCATCAACCATAATCATTTTGTCGGTGCCATCAAAGTTAAAATTTACAAAGTTGTATCGTCCTGCACTGGTTCGCCCAGTGTCGATGCTAGTGTAACCACTGCCTGTGCTTTTAAACACAGAGGTTCCTTTTGCAGCAATGACTTGGTCTTTGTAAATGTGTACACCTAGAACCGTGCCTGATGAACCGCCTATTTGGTTTGTATCAAACTCATCAAACCCGTTGATACGGCGATACCCACCGTTAATATCAGGCTCAAAATTTTTTAGCTGCACTGCAGAACCCGGTGGCTGTGAAAAAGTATCTTTGTCCAGAACCAATCCACCACCTAAACGAACTACGAATGGACTGAGTAGCGAGGTATCTGGCATTATACGGCCCTCATGTAATCCTTACGGTTGATAAGTTCGACACGCATACGATTCAAACCTTGTTCGTAATCTCGTAGCGCAAGCTGAGAGAACTGAGTATCAGAGCGTAGCATATGTGTGTAGTAACGTGCACGGTTCACTATAACATCATGGAATCGTTCTGGTATAGCAGGCGTATCTGTTGCTGCAACCATATCAGAATGAGTTGCATAATAGTAATATCTTACAGTGTATGTAGCAACATCAGGTACAGGTGACAATCCTATCTTTTCGTCCGGTGTAAAATAGACGTAACGAGGTAGTCCTTCGCTGTCTCCGTTAGGATTAGTGTCTACCTCGTTGTAATGCTCTATGTATTCGTTGAACGATAAGTAACTTAAACTTTTTTCGGCTGTTGTTGCAGATTCTTGAACGGTAAATGTATCGAAATCTATGGTCTTTACGGCTGCGGGGGGTGTGTACTCCGCTGTACTTGCTGTAGTTGTAAAAGAGGTAGACACAATTGTAAAAGGCCACTCAACCTCAGAATTGATAATATCTCTTTGTGACTTATTTATAAAGTCTTTTACAGAAGTCTGTATGCCTCTACTAGAAGCAAGAGTCGTAAGTTCAACTTCGTTTACTTCACGTAGAACGGCATTTATAAGTTCAAGAAATGTCATCAGTTGCCTTCACTATAACGTAGCGGTTTTTACCAACCTGTTTTAAATCTTTACTTTTCAACACAGCAGGTGGGGATGTGCGTCTCAGGTGTTGAGGTTTTAAGAGTTGGGATTTAATAAGTCTAATACTGCCCTGTGCTTTTTCCAAAACCAATCACCTATCTTTGTAAAAGGTCTACCTGCGTATAGAAGTCCCAAGCCAAAATACTTAATCAAACAACGTTTGATAACTGTTATCTTCGTGTGCTTCCAAGGCTTCAAGCTTACCTTGCGCTGAATCCCAACTTTCAAGAGCCTTATCAATTTCTGCAAGCAAGTCGGGATGCTCCCCAATCGCTGCTGGATTGTTGAAGTAATTAACGATAGTGTATTCTGCACTTTTTTTCTCAGCTTCATACCTGTGCCTCAATGCGTCTATAGCAAGTTTTTTCATAATAGTCCCCTTCGAACTTATTATAGACTAAAAATTTAATTTAGTCAAGTTATTTTGGAAGTAGGATAATGAATGCAAAGAATAAACCTATTGCTACTGCTACAACTAAGCTAACCAAAGCGGATTGTTTCAAACCTTCCATGAACTCATCATGTTCGCGTTGGGCTTGAATTCTGGCTTGACGCTCTGCTTCTTTTGCTTCTTTTATGCGACGTGCACGTTCGTCAACTATAGATTGCCAAGTACCGGGACCAAAGCGTAGGTCCACCATTGTACGCATTTCGTTTAGGCTTTCTTGTGCAAGCCGTGCATCTATCACTTCTTGTGCAACTGACTTGATACCGAACTGGTCACCCAAGCTAACACCAGATTTACGTGCCCGTTGTTCCTGTACTTGCTTTTCACCAGTTAGCAGGTTATCAATATGCCCTGCAATTTCACCAACATCTTTGGCTGTTCCAATTGCAGATTTAATACCGTCTACGGCACTCTTCACCAGTGCGATACCCGCAAGGGTTTCTGCAATCATCTTTGTTCCTCGTTGGTCGGTTGATAATCATCGTTTACGCTGCCAGTGCAGGATTACTAGCATCCACTTGCATCCATTTCGACCATTCTGCATAATAATGGCGCATACCTACTTCATCGTGGATTGTACTGTTTTCGTGTCGTCCGTGTAAAATGTTTCGTGGTTCGGTGCCTTCTCGCATTGTTGTGCCTTGACCTGCAACACCAATTAGGTCTTCATGTAGGTTCCGACCAAACGGTCCCCATATAGAGTTGTGATGTTTGATACGAGTCTGTCTTTCTTCTTCTGTGTCCCTACGCAAACCGTAGCCCCGAAACTCAATAAGAACTTTGTTTGGTCCTAGTGGTGTTACACTGTCACTACGATAGGCACTGCCACGTAGATTAAAGTTGTAGCCGGGAAACAAGTCTACCATATACCATTGGTTAGGCGGAAGGTTAGGGAAACTAAGTTCTCCTCTGTCTTCAAAACCATCGTACTCTTCGTAGTTAACTGTAAAGCTACTGACGTTGACATGTCCGTTATCGAATGGAATATTTTTTCTAGCAAAGTACTCATCATTAAATCCTGACACACGATTAAAGTAATGCATAAAGTCGTGGTAAAACTCTGAGTTAGTATCGTGCCACAACTTGTAATTAGTATCTATGATAGCTTTGTGATAGTGAAATACCTCTAGTTCTTCTGTGTCGATTGCATCTGCAATACAGTCAAATGCACCACACGTCCATTCTTCTACACTCTGTGTTGGATTGGGGTCTAGTGTCACCCAGACCATACCCCCATGTTTTACTTCACAATGTAGGGGTTTTTCTGTTGTTGCCCAACCATCATAGGTAATAGTTCCAGCAGGTGTACGATAGTCAATATCATTAGTATTATAATAAGCCTTAACATTCTTACCGTCTATGTTAATTGCAATAACTCTTTTGCCAGCAATTTGTGTGGTCCTGTAGTCACCTTTGTTCCGCATTTCGCTGATGTGACACATAGGCACCCAAACTTTGGAAAATATGTTTTCTTGTTCTTGTTCATATAAACTACGGTCAGAATATATCAAAGAGTTTACATACTCTATTTTAGGTTTCTTTATCCAGTCTTTATGATTACGTGGGGGCATGGGCTACTCTACAAACTCCAATATATTACCGTCTTTTATTTTGACTTTTAACTCTTTACAAGACCACTTTTGGTCAAAGTTATTGGTTGGACCTACATTGCGCTTTATCTTACGCCGTACTGATAGGCACTCAGATAAAGACTGATATGGCGTATACTCTACCTTCTCTCCACCCATCACTAACAATAATACAAAAGTAAGTTCAACCACCGTTTCTTAACTTCTCTATATTCTCTTCTAGGTTTGTAATACGCTTTTCGTAAAACTCTAGCGTTAGCTTTTGCTGTTGGTCGTATGGTGCTTTGCCGCCCTCAATATCTGTTTGCAATTTTTCTAGTTCACTAGCTAGATGTTCAATCAGCATAAACTGCTCACTGTCGGCTGGCAAGCTACCCATCTCACCACGAGGCCACTTTATACGGAACTCTGTGTTCTGTTCCAAGTCGGCCTTCATCATGGTGATATTAGTTTCTAGTTGATTTAGCCTTTCTATAATACCGAAGTATGCCCATGTTGCCACAGATGCGGCAGCAACCATACTTATAATATTACGTAGAGGTAATGCAACCTCTGTATTCTCATTGAGTTTCGTTGGCATCGGCTTCTACACAAAAACATTTATCATTTGGTTTCTCAAAGCCGTGTTCGGTAAGAGCCATGTGGCAGGATGATATGACATTATGCATTGAAACAACTTTGGCATCCATCTCCCATACTGATGGTTCAGCAGTAAGGATGATGCAGAACATGGCTACTTTCAAAATTCACCTGCTTTCATCGCATCTGAAAGTATAACAGCCCGTCTACCTACCTGCCGTGCCCAACGCGAATCCATCATCTCTATACTTGCAATATCGAACCTATGTTCTTCTATAGCAGCCCACATCTTTTTAAATTTACACAAGCGGGGGACTCCCATATTAAACGCCATGTCCATGAGTATGAGTTGGCGAACCGCATCCAAATCCTCTACGCACGGATGAACTTTACACAGTTCGTTTTCTACAATCCTAATGTCGTTCATGGCGAGGTATCTTGCATCAGCTTCTGTTATACCATGTTCGTATACCACATCTATATTGGGTATGTCCATATAGTCTAGTTCTTCTTTAGTAATACCTCTGTCTTTTAAGTTACGACCAATACCAATTGTATCGATACCAAGTGTGTCCTGATAGACTTCAAGGACCATACCTTCGTGTTCAATAAGCTTATCTAAAAAATGCGAGGTGTTGTACTTCATATTTCCATAGCCCCTATGATTCCGCACTTGTATTCGACAGATGCCCAAGAATTATCTTTTGGAATATCTTCGTATATTTCTTTGTATCGCAAGCATTCGTTTTCTTTGTCGAACCACTGCACAGTCTGATTGAAACATTGACCACCGGATGTACAAACAGTCAAAACCAATGACCAGATGATTACGTTCATTTCTGTTCGTGTCCCATCCAAACAGCAAAGGCACCTGTCATAGCACCAACTACAGTAGATACAAAGGCTGTTTGCTGTGTGGTGGCTGCTGGTCCCAAGTCCATGAACCACTGCACGACTTGATAAGCCATGATAGTCATAGCCAGCATCATTGCTCTAGGCAATATCTTCCAAGCTAGGATTTTTTCCATAGTGTAGGTCATCTATTTCTTTCCAAAGAACTTCGTTGCCGCTCGTGTTCCAAAGCTTGCAGCAACAATCGTGCCCAAGCTGTACTGGTACCATTGAGGCATTTGCTCCAATTGTTGAAATCCACGAGATACAATGTCTTCCATTCCCGGTATAAAAGCTAAAATTAAGGGTATGCTGAACAAAATTACAAGCCATTCGTCTTTCCACGAGGATGCTGAAGCATCAGCCATCTTCAAATCCCAGTCTATTTCACCTGTGGCTTTTTTCTGCATTACGACAGCCTCTGCCTCTGCTTTGGCTACCCGTGTCTTTGCTTGGGCTTTCTTCTCTTCGACCTTGCCGTTCAACCAAGTTCCGGCTAAGTCTGCAATTGGTCCGACCAGTAGGTTTAGCATTTCCAACGCTTCCTTGCTTGTCTCAAGCGGCTGTTAGGATTCTTGGCTGCTTTCGGAAACTTCTTCATTTGTCCGGCAGACCGTGCACAGAAAGACTTACGACGCTTGGCATCTTTGCTTCCCGGCTTTACCTTGCCTGTCACAGCAGTCTTGAGTTTGCTTCCGGGGTTCTTGCGACGATACGCTGCTACCCCAGCCTTAGTCATACCCGCACCAGACTTCGTAGGACGGAAGTTCTTCTTGTTACGGGCTGGCATGTTGTCACGCTTTCTTGGTGCCACTTTTCTTCCTTTTTCTACCTGATGCAGTAACAGACCACTTTACTTTAGCTGGTCCTGTCTTCTTAGCTGCTTCTTTTTTAGTTATACGTTTGGCAACTTTGGCTGGTCTACAAGCGGGATACGGACGTTTCTTTTTCTCAGAACCAGACCGACCACATTTCTTGCCAGTCTTTACATCTCGCCAGTCTTCCTTGAACCATTTAGTTAAGCCGCCTTTTGGTTTAGCCATTATGCGTAAGTGCCTCCACGCTTCTTGTAGGTCTTAACCAACCAAGCATTTGCATATGCGCTAGGGTATACTTTAAACTTACGTTTAGCCTCTGCCTTCACCCTTGCATAAAGTGCCTTGTTCTTAGGGGTAGGGCTTTTGCTTGATTTCTTTTTAGGTGTGGATTTTTTTCTGGGTGCCATGATTAAGCCTTTACTAACTTATAACCCTTTTTCTTAGCTGCAGCACGTAGGGAAGCAAGAGTCATTGCCCCACCTTTTGCTGAACCTTTAGCTTTACCGCCCTTTGCATAGCCTTTTGATTTCATAGCCATACGTGTTTTACCACCTTTTGCATAGCCTTTTGATTTCATTTTGCCGCCACGCTTCATGCCTTTACTCTTCATCATCGTCTTTTTCATAATCGCTCTCCGCGTAAAGATTGTTAAACACCCGTGCTGTATCTTCTACATAGTTTGGGTCTTGTTTAGAATGGTGAACCCACTGACTAGGAGTGAAGTCCGGTGGGCCATCGCCCGTTACAAACCAAGCAGGGTTCGTCACCCTTACTCTATTATTTGGCAGTGCAACTATGTTGCCTGTCCACTCACCAGCATCCATCAATTCTAGCACATGGCTTTGTTTGTGTTGGGCTGGGTCATCTGCTACTTCAGTGTTTGTGTAATCAATTGTGAAGTAATATTTAGCAGGGAAAAAGTCCCCATCAATTTTAGCTAACCACGGACACGGTGTTGCTCTGTTCAAAACAAAAACCGAATGATGATGAGATTGGCAATCCCACGGTTGAGCCAGATATGTTGGCATTGGTGTAGGCCACTCTTCAAATGGTGTGTCACCTACAAGGGCTGTCAAAGGCATTCGTGCCCACATTGCCCCACCGTGTATATTTTCTTCTTCATCACACCCTGTGAACAAAACCTGAAACGACAGGGTTTTCATTGGTAAGGTGGTTACTGCTATGACCATTGCATGAAGGAACTCTCCATGATATCGGTCAAAATTAGTTGTGTATTCTCTACGTACCCAAGCTTTAAAGTATGGAATGTTGCTTGTAATATAATTCATGGTATATCTCCCGGCAGGTTTACACGCTTATATCACGTCGTTGCCGGGTTGTCAAGGGGGCAAGTTGCCCTGCCCCCAGACAGTAAGTTATGTATTGTCGTTATAAGTAACGTGCATAGCGTCTTCGACGTTATTACAGTCACAGATAACTGCCCACACATTAACCTTTGAGTTACAAACAGCAGTTGCACTCTTCAGGTCGATTGTGTCTGCAGCAGTGTACAGATGAGGCACGTTTGTTGCCAGTGCTGTCTTTTGACCAGCAGCAGTCTGTGCAACAGCAGCAACGTAACGGTCTACGTCTCCGCCATCACCCAGTGACAGTGTACCTGAACCTGTTCCTACGGTAAGGATTTCATAACCTGCAGAAAGCACGACAGTGCCAGCAGGTACTGAAAGAACCTCAATCGTATCGGCTGCAGCAAGGGTTCCGAAATCAGAATCTGTCAAATCAACGACTTGACTCAGGACTTTGACGTTTGGACCCTTTGCGCTATAGCCAGTAGTACCAGCATTTGCAATTTGAAAAGGCATATCTCAGTCCCCCTTATGCAAAGTCGATAACGCCGCGAACGATGGCTTCTGGACGTAATACTTTGCGTCCGAATACATGCAATCCACGAATGATATCGCTAAAGGTTTCAGTTGAACGTACAACTTCAGTCTTCGCAATGTGCGAAGCAGTTGCAGTTGATGACATGTGACCTGCAAGAACGATGTTCTCTGAGCCATCAGTCGCCAAACCAGTCATAGTGACTTGGTCTGTACCGCCTGTTGAATTCAAGGCAGTTGACTTGTAGCAGTTAAAGCCAGCAATGTTGCCCTGCATAACAAGACCGTTACGCAGCGGTGAAGTACCGTCGCCAGTTACCTGAACTTCGGCAAACTTCGCACCTGCACTAAACAGATTCTCGTAGAATGCTGGTGGAGCAACAAACCAACGATTTTCTTCAGGAACACTCTGGTCGTCCAGAACACGTGCCATCAGAAGCATCAAGTTGATGCCGTTGTCTTTCGTACCAGCAACATCGATTGGGGCAGCAGCCGTACCAAGAGAAGTATTGGTAGTAGTCAAGCCACCTGTCAATGAGGCATCGTCGGCACCAGCAAGACCTGCGCCATCAGAGATAGCTTGCAAGATGTTGGCATCGTACTTACGCTTCAATGAATAGGCACCTGATGAAGTTGCCAGTGCTTCAAAGTTTACGTGAGACTGACGCTCTTCGATATCGTCAATCTTGAACGCAAATGCGTTGGCTTGGTCAACAACCATAGTTGTTTGGTCGTCGGACAAGTCTTGAGGGTTAACTACGGAACCACGCGCATATGAAGAAACCGTAATTGTTGGTTCCTTGATAATGCGAACGGTGTCGCCAAAGTTTTCAATTTCCCCCGCGTAATCGGTATTCGTAATATCTTCGGCAACCGAAGCGCGACGGAAGAATTTAAGAACTTTTTGGCTAAAAATTTCCGGTGTAAAGTTACCGGAAGGCAGGTTATTATAACCTGATGCTCTATCAAAAGCCATTGGTCTTTTCCTTCCTCATTTGAGGTTTAAGAGTTGTAATCGATTCGGCCTTCAGCCCGTGCGGCGTCGAGTTCTGCTTCCATCTTCTCAAACTCCCACGGTTTCATCTTGCCGATTTGTGAAGCTTTCCAAATCTTTTTACCATCGGTAGCATCTGTCCGTACTTCCCTCGCAGGGCTTTTGGTTACGGCTTCTGCTGCTGACGCAGACTTGGTTTTCTTCTTTGCTGAACCAGTGTCAGCTTTGTAGAGGTCTACGACCCGTGCCGCCCATCTCGCATCTGTGTTATTTTTGTAAATACCATCTGCGATAGAGGCTGGTTGTTCTTCTAACCATGCAAGGAACTTTTCATCTGTTTTAAGTTCCGCGAACTCTGGCTGGAGTCTTAGCAGTTCCTCGTAGGCTTTCTGCTTTTCCAGTTCCTTTTCACGTTCCTTAATAGTGCCTAGTTCTTCACGTAGTTTTGCAACCTGTGATTCGGTTTGCATACTTGAAACTGTCTGGACCACTTCGAACACATCTGGGTACCGTTCTTTGAACTCTTCCAGTTCTTCCTGTGTCTTTGGTGGGGTAACGCCGCGTGGCATTTCCGCTGCCCGTTCTGTCATTGTTTTGCGAAGGGATTCGATTTCTCCTTTGAACTCGCCTACCTTCTCATCGTAATGACGTTTCAAATCATCATACCGTTTTTTGTAATCGTGGTTTTCTGAAGTATCCTTCTTTGCTTCCACGAAACTATCGCCCGTTTCTTCTTGCTGAGTAGCCGCTTCCTGTTGGTCTGCGGGGTCAGCCTCTTGGGCTTCGACTTGTCCTTCTTCGTCCTCTTGATAAACTTCATCGCGATATTTGCCGCGATACAGTCCTTCGTTGTTTACGGTTCCAAACGAGTCGTTTGCTTTGTTGGCACGGTGGCCTCTTGCTTTTGCCATTTTGTTTACCTCACTTGCGGGGCCACATGGCTGTGGGTAGCCGCTCCGGTTGTGCTGGGGCCACAAGTTTGTGGGTAGCC